TTTGAAAGTTCAATTTCTACTGGAGAATCATAAAGGTCGCTAACAATTGCTTCATTAACAACATCTTCAATAGCATTATCCACCTCTGGGTGAATTGCCATCTCTCTATATCTTTTTATTAATTCGTGTTCGTTTCTATATGCACCTTCAATATCAACATAGGATCCATAGAATCCACTTGCTATAAAATTATCAACCCCGTCCCCATTATTAGGGGGAACGGGGGATAATTCAGATTTTGATTTTGGTTCACTAGGCTCAATAGAAAATCCAAAGAGTTTTGTCATCTTATAATTTTACTTTGTTGTTTTATCTATTTATCAAGTTACTGATGGGTATTCTGTGGTATTAACACCTCCAGCAACTGTCCAATAAAGAACTTGGAACTCAACGGTGAATTCTTCAATAGTATCAGTGGTGTCCATTGAAAGTGCAATTTCAGAAACATTCGTTGGGAACAAACCAATGAAATTGTAACTTCTTAAAGTACCACCATTCCTATCCAATTGATTAACAACTGCATCTGCAGTATAATCGGTTGGATTAACTTCACCAGACCCATTAGTAAGTCTGCTGATTCCATTCATCCACTGCTCCATTGAAGTTCTGATTTTAAAATCAGCATCGTTGAGAACAGTAACAGTCCAGGTGTCGAAAGTTCTTTCACCAGCAACCTTGAGAATCCTTCCACGGAAAGGAACCTCAACTGGAGTAATATTTGATGCGGGTAGATTTGCTGCCTTTACCATGAAAGGAACTCTATCCGCAACACCCTCAGTACTGATCTCAACTTCTTCTCCCACTGGTTGTGGGTCATTACTCATAAATTGGAAGTCACTTCCAACTGCCTCTGGGAAATTTAATTCAACCTCAAACAGATTAGGGCGTACACCCCCACCTGTCAGTGTAGATTTAAATTGTGAAATTGTTCTAAGTGCCATTGTTTTTAATCCTCGTTAGTAATTTTATGTTTTTTTAAATAAATCAGTTTCCAACCACTTCTGAGAATGAGACACCAGATCTGGTGGCGACGAATGTTAGACCAATGAAATTAATTGATCTTGATGGTTTAATGTAGATATCAGCAACAAACTCATTAGCATCGACCACTGCTGCTGTATTATTAGTTTCATCACAAATTAATCTGAAGTCAACAATGCCACGCTTTGCTTGAATATCTCTGAGGAATGGTTCAACAGCGTTAACAAAAGAACTTCTGGTTAAAGTGTCATTAAATTCAAACATGACATCTCTTCCAGCACCCTTAATTGCTTCCTGAAGGAAAATAAACAATCTACGAACATTGATTCTATCAAATGCTGATGATTTATTAAGAGCAGTTTTATCACCAAATAGTGTGATACCACCACCAGGTGTATTGATAACTGGATTAATTCTTGCAGAATAAAGTCTATCTCTCTGGAGTTGACCTGGATTGTATGCAAGTTTAGCGGCATTCAAAATTCCACCTCTAGCAGTTCCTGCTGGAGAATACCATGGGAACTGTAAAGCATCATTTCTAGCACAGCATCCTGCAATATCACCATTTAGTGGGATATATCGGAAAGTATCTGCAAATCTATCGTACATATACTTGTACCCACTATCGAGTACACCATATGAAGATGATGGGATTGATGCATAGAAACTAATTACGTTATCGGTAGCATCAGCAGAACTCTTAACAGTATATCCAGTACCAGATACTGTAAGTAGTTCGGATCTACATGGAGAAACAAACGCGACTGCATCTTTTCTCTGTTCAGCAACAGAAATTACTTTACTTGCAAGTGCCTGGGCATCTGCTCTGTCATAACCTGCTCCACCCATAAGAATGAAGTTAACATCATATTCATCAGTATTAGTAAAGATGTCATATCCTGCTGCAACATCGCCAACTCCTGCCTTTAATGCGCCAGTAGCTTCGATATCGCTAGTACCATCATAATTTAAACCACCACCAAGTGTTAGTGTGGTGTTTCCAGTAGCACCAAAATCAATATTCAGTGTATTTTGATCCCATGCCATGTCTGTGGAATGATCAAATGTACCACTTGCAAATCCAGTGGTTACAATACCAGCAGGTTGACCACCAGCAAATATGTATTGTGAAGCTTCTGAGGTATACTTTCTCCAATAAGAAGTTGCACCAACGGAATACTGAGAATCCTTTGCTTTAGATAGTGCGGTATGCTTCTCAAGAATAGTTCCTGCGTTACCGCTTACTTCTCCAGTATCATCAATAACAACAACGTGCAATTCATCAAATCTTGAACCCTTATCCGCAGCATATTGTGAAGTTGATGGTCTTGCTGCAAGACTGTTCCAACTAATTGAACTACTTGATAGTGTAATTGATTGATTATCATACCAATCTTGCTGGGTGGTTCCAGTTGCAGATATCCAAGCAGTTGATTGTCCTGCGGTATGGAAACCAATAGCACCATCTCCTGTGAATGCGTAAGTTCCTGTTGGTTGATAATCAACTTGCGTTGCTGTTCCAGCGGCAGAAACGTGCTCGATAACTTTAACTGAAATCTGAGTGGCAGATGCTTCTGTAACAATGCCCTTCAAGAATCCATCAAGTGCTTCTGTTGTTCCAGCACCAATTTTTGTTTTTCCAACCATTGATTGGGTAACACCCATACCAACAGTAACAGGAACACCAGTGCCAAGATTATCAAGTCCTGAGAAACCACTAAGGATTTGATCTGCCTTTGCATCAATAAGTGCTACTTTAACACCATTGGCCCAAGAACCTGGATTTCTTGAAGCAACTGTTACTCCAGAGATTACATTCTCGTCATATCCGAGATTTACATAATCTTCATAACTTCTAATTTTTGGTGCAGATCCTGAACCTGCAAATGCGTTTTTGAGATCATTATCATCAGATCTTACAACCTGAAGAGATCCACCATAAGCAAGATACGAAGATGCCACTAACCATGTTTCATAATGATTATCAGTTGCGTATGGACTTCCGAATGTGTTTAATAGTTCCTGCTCATTGCTAATTAGAACTGGCTCATTAACTGTTCCTTTTTCAAAAGGACCAACAATAGCGCCAATGCCTTCGGCAGTTGGGTCAACCCTTCCAATGGTTAAATCAACTTCCTTAACAACAATGCCAGGAGATGCTAAGTTTAATGGCATCTTTACGTTCTCCGTATCCAAATTATCTGAAATTATTTATTAAAAAGGGTATTTTCAACGGGGAAACAGTGGGTGAACATCTACCAATCAGGATATTCCCAGGTGTTTTTTATTTTTTTATTTTTTCTACTATCCAATACTCTTATTTTAGTGCATTCCTTACATTCATACGAATATGATGATGGTCCACTACCTTTTCTAGTTTTGTAAAATCCATCCACTAAATCTTTTATTTTTCCACATACTCGACATTTTCTTTGTTTGAATATTAAATGCTCTAATTCAAACTCTTCATCGAAATCCATTACATATAGTCCCACATGTAAGACCGATCACCATACTCATCTGCATACCAAGTTTCGCCTTCATTATCAGTAAAAGTTGACTCATTAAATCCATCAGCAATAAAACCGAATGGTGCCATATCTTGTTCTATCTGATTTTTTTGTTCTTCATATAATCTTTTGCGAATATCATTATCAGTCATTTCTTTAAAATAGTCCTGTGCAACTAACCAAGAGAATATAACCAAACACATTGCAAGATCGTCATTACATCCTTCTTCCGCTTCAAAAGAATTATGTTTTTGTGCAAACGTAGTTAATTCTGAAATAATTTCATAATCAGAAACTAGTATTTTATCATCCTCTAGCAAGGTTTTTAAATTGGAACAACCCAATTTTTTAACTGCAGCAGTTGTTCTAACTCCAAGTTGTGATTTTTTACCACTAAATCCAGATCCAACAATTTGACCTGCTCTTCCTCTCATGGAACACATAAGAAGATTTTCATTTTCCAAATCAAAATGCAAAATACTTGCTACCTGATCACCAATATCATTTACTTCAACTAAAACAAACGAATTATTATATGCTCTTGCAACTTCATCAATAACACTAGGGAATAACATCGGTTTAATTTCATTATTCCGATATTTTGCCACTACCTTATATGGGAATTCTGTAATATCAAATACGATAAATGCAGAATAATCATTGCCCAAACCACGAGCAACGTCAACAGTAATGAGGTAGTTATGGGATTCTTGCGGGTCCTCATAGATATCTAAACCAGCATTTTTCTGAATGGGTTCATCATAGACTAAATTTCTCAGTTTGGCAGGACTAATAAGAGTATTAACAGATCCAAGAAATTCACATTCAAATTCAACTTTGAATTGCTGCTCTGAAGTATTTGCAATAGTTTGTTCTTTCCACTCTTGATCTCTACCAGGAACTTCAGACCAATGAACATCCGTTGGGATATATTCATTTTTACCTTTTTCAGAATCGTGCCACATGCGGTAAAAATGATTCATACCCCTAGGGGTGGAAACAATAATTACCTTTGTGCTTTGTCCAGAAGAAATAGTAGGATAAACAGAGGCAAAGAAGTCATCAGCAATGTGATTCGGGATGAAAGCGAACTCGTCAAGAAAGATGACATTATAGGATCCGCCTCGGACAGCAGATGATGAAGTAGAGTTAGCTGAAATTTTGGAGCCATTTTCTAATTCTAAAGATCCCTTGTTCCATGCAATAATACCCTGTTGCATCCATTTTGGCAAGTTTTCATATGCTAGTTGTAATCTTTGTAGTAAATCTCTTGCGGTGGATGCTTTGTTTGCCAATATAGCTAGGTTTACATTATCGTTAAACACCGCATAATGTAACAAATATGAAACACAGGTTGTAGATTTACCTGTCTGCCTAGGCATTTTGCAGATATTAAATCTATTCTCATGGAAATTTTTAATTAATTTCTCTTGGAATGGATACATATCAAAAGGTACAAGACCATGATCCAAGGAAACAATTTTAATATATTTTTTTGCAAAATAAACCGGATCATCCTTACATTTAAGGAATTCAACGATCTTATCTTCAGTCCACTCAATCTGAGTATTTGCTTTTTTTAGGTTAGGATTACCAAGATAAATTTCACTCATACACTAACCTCAACAATTCCAGCGTTTACGTGCTTTACAAATTTTCTTATCTGGGGTCTTAGTGCAATCGATGTTATGCATATCTTTTTGACCCTTGGAACGAGAGCAATATGATGAACGTCTCTTTGCGTCCTTACTTCCCTTCTTTAATTTAGATGGTTTTGTTGTAACAGCAGTTTGCAACTTTGAACCTGGATTTTCGCGCTTATATGCATTAACAGAACTTTGACTCATACCATCAACACCGTCTTTGCGGTTTGATTTCTGCCAATCTTCCATAAACTGACTGAGAGTTTTATCACCCTCATATCCTGCTTTTACACAACGATTGTAAGTCTTACCAAAGAGTTTTTGAGTTCCTGCTTTTTTGTAACCCTTCCAACACTTCTTTGCTTCACCAAGCAATCGACTTCCAATACCATCTGTTGCTTTGAGTGGTTCTGGTTTAATGATATCAAAAGAATCTATCTGAAGTGCTTTAAAATCATCTCTCCAGTTGGAAAAATCATAATCTTCTTTCTTGGTGGAATTACCCCAGTTAGCAGCACCAACCTTACGGCATTTTACGAGAGCACCTGAAGCATAAGCAGAAGGCCAAACAGAATAACGAGACTTGACCTTATGATAACAAGCATCTTTCTTACCTTCATCTACAAGGTTACCTTCTGGTTCAAATGAATTTTTTTGAGTCACGATTTTTGCTGCTCCTTTTCTATCAGGATTTGGATCTTCTCTACGCTTTTTAGCAGCTCTTTTATCTCTTTCATCCTTACTCATTGCAGCACGATCATCTGCATCACGGCAATATGGTTTAGTTGTTTGTCCTGGTTGCTTTGCACAAGGTTTTCCGTCATACTTTCCACCAGCTTGTTTCCAACCACCACCTTTAAACCAATCACGAAGAGAATATCCTTTATCTTTTGCAGATTTACCATCTCTTTTTTCTGTGATGGTTTCTTCATTAGTTACATAATCTGCTGCAGTATCAATATAATCTGCTGCTTTGGTAATTTTTGATTGAACCCATGCTTTGAGTTCACCCTCACCTTTCTTACCCATCTTTTTCTCAAGACGAGAAGCAGCGTTCTTAATAGTTTTAAGTTGAGAACGAGCCATAGAATATTCGTGATCTTTCTTTTCTTCGTTCACTTTCTCTCTTCCTTGATAGGTCTTTCCTCTTGAGTTTGTGATCCATCCCTCGGATACACCTCCCCCGCCACCGTTACCACCTCCATTAGAAGATGACCCATTCCCGTTTCCATTGCCATTTGAGTGATTTCCATTGCCACTACCATTTCCATTAGTTTTCTTATTATCGTCGGTATCTGAATTGTCAGAGTCGTTTTCCTTACGAAGATACCCACCATAAGTTACACGATATCCACTCGGAATTCGCTTACACTTTTTATCAGTATAACAATAGTAGTAACCCTGCTTACACTTCTTCATTGTTAGTGTCTGAGTTACTATTATTTAGAAAACCTTGTTTTAGAAGTTTTTGGAGATCTGAAGTTGATCCAACAAATAAAGCATTGTTAGTAACATTATTTGTTGTTTTATTTCCAGAATCTTCTTCCAAATCCTTCACTTTCTTTTGGAGATCAACCAATTTATCTGTCGTATCAGCAACACTTTTAATAAGTTGACCTGCAACTTCATATGCTCTCGGACTACCACCTTCACCTGCTACCTCCATGATACCGTTAAGAACTTCTTGACCTTTTTCAATTAATGAATACAAATTTGCACGACTATATTCATAATCTTTTGTAAGATCCTGATCACTTTTATTTGAAAGTGTTAGTTCAGTTGGTTTATCGTCAGATTTAACAATTTCACACTTTGTGTTAAGTGCATCATCTATAGAATCAAATTTATTAGTCATGAATTAAATATCAATTTTTCTGGTTGGACTAAAATCTGCTCCAGTTTCAAAGAAATCTAAAGATTCACTAAATCCAAAATCATCTCCTGGAACAATAAGTGTATCATCAGCAGTACTGAGAACATTGAGTTTTGCTCCCAGAACATGATCTGTAGCGATAGTAGAACTGAAACCTCTCTTAACGGTCATTGAATTGCTTGTTTTAGCAGTAACCTTCATAATTTCACTACCAATAATAACTCTATCGTTAACCTCAAATGTTGACGTATCATTCAGTGTGATAACAGTTTCTGTAGTATTTACATGTTCTGTCAACAATGCTCCGGTATCATTATCATAATCTTTTCTCGCAGTGGGGGTTGCCGTATATCTAACTTCTCTCTTAGCAGTTTTGGGGTCACTATCACTATAATAATCAATCTGAACCTTACGGATAATACCATCAGTACTATCTGCAATAGGACCGAACAAGAATGTTTTTGCTGTAAATTGTAAGGTATAAATTAATGCTCTACGAGTAGAAAAATCTCCCTCATAGTCATCTTGAAACGATATGCTATCTAAAACAACTGGAATATCTCTTTTTTCACCAATAGAGTTTACTAATTCTACAGTAATATTAAATGCTGGTTGAAAAAATGGAAGAATTTGTTCAATAATTTGTAAGGCATCATCATTCAATTTAGTCATAATATTGAGTTCAAATCCAAGGTTATATGGTACAGGCATGAAAACCTTTTTAACCCTACTTTTTTTATCAACTGCTTTGAAAGTCTGCGTTATTCCAGATTTTCTAGTTGCATCATATGAAATAGATGTCATCTCAAATGACATTCTAGGTAAAGTAATTTGAACTGCCCGATTTAAATCCTGCTGTTGTTCTATTCTTGCTAAAAATTTCTGTGCAGGACCATATGCTAGTGGTACTTTAATTTCACTTTCAACATTACCACTAGAATCATTATGTTTAACATAAATTTGATTGAACAATGTTCCGAAAGAAACAACTGTTTTTCTAATTATTTCGTGATAAAAGT